TTGATGGTGATTCTAATGTCAATGGTAGTTCTAATATAAGTACTAATTTTAATGTTAATGGTCAGTCTAATGTTGGTGGTGATTCGATTGTTGGTGGAAATTCTAATGTTATTGGAAATTCTAGTGTTGGTGGTGAGCTTAGTGTCAATGGAGATTTTACTATTGATGGTGAAATTAAAACTAAAAATACTATTGAATCTACTTCTATATCTACTGGTGCTTTAATATCATCTGGTGGTCTTGGTGTTACCAAAAATGCTAATATTGGTGGAGATTTAAATATTAATGGTAAAATAAATACACGCATGAATATTTTTAAAGATAATAGATTTACTGTTGAGGCTTCAGAGTCAGATTCTGGTAAAATATTCATTATGGATGGTGTAGAATGTTCATTAACATTACCTCCAGTTTCTGTTAGTGATGGTGTTGTTTTTAAAGTATATTTTGCATCAACTGGTCAACATCATAGTGTAAATACAAATAGTACAGATGGTAATGTACTTAATTATAAAATTTTAAATACACTTAAGAGTGGTTTACTTGATGTTTCATATGGATCTGCTAAATCTGTTATCGCAGAATATGAAGCAAATATTGGTACTACAATTGATATTATGTGTGTTAATTCAGCTTGGGAAATATTCATAGTCACATCAAATAAATCAAATGATGATGATTCTTTTACATTTATAATTTAATTTTTGTTTTATAAAAATTACGATGTTACAAACATACATAACTCCACTTATAATATTATTTTTATACATTATATTCCTCGCACTTTTTTATTATCAACAATATTTATTTGAACAAGAAAAATTAAAATTTGATACACAGAGACTATTAAATAAAGAAAAAATTAAATTAAAACAGTTAGAACCCATAATTGAGAGGGATGGTAGACAGTTATATTTCTCCGGTAAACTTTTAAAATGTTATGAAAACTATGGAATTATAACAGGAAAAACTGAAAGAATGTTTAAAGATGGTGATAAAGTTATTAGATCAAGGAAATTATATTTTGATTTACCAGATGGTCAAATAATAAGTGAGGGGTTAAGTAAAGTTTATGATCAAAATGGTATTTTATTAGATTCTCATACAACAACAATAATTGGTGGAACACATAAATATTTAGATAAAATTGGTCATATTAAAACTGAATATTTTAAAGATAATAATGAATATATTCACACAATAACTATATATTAAAATATTATAAAAATTGAAAATATTCATATGAATATTTTGAAAAATAATGTTAAAAGTAATAACACCAAAGAATATGAAAATGATATAAATTTACATGAACATGTAGATGAGTTAAAAGAATTAATTATTGATACATGTGGACTAAATGAACATACATTTGAAATATTTAAATGTATTAAATATAAATTAAATGATTATATCGATGAATTTTTACAATTATGTACCACTGATGAATATATTTATATGTTATATAACACCCTTGATTTAATAAAATATTGTAATACAAGTAATTATGTTGACAGATGTAAAACTAAAAAATATAAACTTAAAATATTATTAAGTAAAGAAATTGACGATGATATATATCTGAAATATTATAATATTTTAGTTTATGAACCATCAGAAGATTTTATTGAATCATTAATTAAAATAAATTGGTATAACTTATATAAGTTTAGAATTAAGTATAGAACTAAAAAATTACATAAAATTGCATGTAAAATAAATTGTTTTAGCACGATTGTTCAAATATAATATCATACACGATTAAATAAATAAATTTATAAAAATTGAAATATTCATATGAATATTTCATGGAAATGTCAGTTAACAACTTAGATATTGTTTTGAATTTTAAGAATAATGAGAGATCAATGAATATTGCATCTTTTAATTCTAGACATAAAAAATATTTTTTTGTATGTAATATGTCATTAGAAGGAACAACTTATTATGATAAAGTAACAGACGAATATACAATGGATATGATAAAAAAATGTCCAGATTATTGTATATTTGAATTATATAAACTATTAATTGAACCATCAAATTATATTTTAATTAAACTTATTGAAATGTTTACAAAAACCCAAATCGTTGAATTATGTTCAACGTTCAATGATTTTTCAGAAATTGTACAGATTGAAATAATCAAGAAATTAGATGATCGTAATACTTTATATTTGTATAAAAAACTTGTTAATCCATCAGAAAATTTAACAATACAATTCATTAAAAGTAACAATGATAATGTATTGAAAATGTTTCAATTAATTAAAGATCCATCAGATAAAATTATTAAGTTTTGTGCTATTTATTCAAACAATAAACTAGTAATTCTATATCAAATGTTAAAGAATCCATCTGTTAATATCACATTCTATTTTATTAACAGATGTAAAACTTTTCCTGATGAATCTACTTTTATTGACTATAAAAGTATTTTCTTATATGAAATATTTAAAGTAATTGTAAACCCAACAAAAAATATGTTGTTTGATACACTTAATAATATTTATACACGAGAGAGAAAATGTTCTGTTATTATTCATTATGGTTTAACTGAAGAATTATACATTGAATGTTATTCAATTCTAAAGGCTGATTATTTATCACATATTATTTCACCATCACATGAATTTCTATGTAAAATTGTAGAAAAGAATTGGTTTAACTTAAAGAATATTAAAGCAAATAAAAGAACAGAAGGTATGTATAAACTTGCATGTGAACAATCTATACTTGCATGTATGTTTAGTTATAATAAAAATGTTAATGAATATTTTCATCATGATGAAATTGAAACAGAGATGTCACCATTTATTAAGAAGAATATTTAATATACAAAAAATATGATACAAAGTTTTTGAGTGTAATGACATAAATAAAAATTCACATATGATACTATTGATGGGTAAATGTACAATTATAAATGATAAAAATTTTTATCATTGTGTTTACATTGTAATTTTACATATTACAGAATCATTTTTATTACAATCATCTATTTCATCTTGTGATAAGAAAAATAAATTTATAAATTTATAAGTTTTCCATGTGAAGAAAAGAAACTTATTTTCAACCGGAATTTTCTCTGTGATAAAAAATTCATCACCAATACGTATATATTTATCATTAGATTCTACATTTAATTTTTTAATTTTTTCGAGGGCTTCAAGTATATCTTTAAATATTTTAGAGTGTTCATCTTTAGATTTATTTGATAAAAATAATTCTATTGTATTATCTTGTTTATGACCTTCAATTTTCATACCATAATCTTTTAAATTAAAAATATTGGACATTTTAATTTAAATAAATAAATATATTTTTCATTTTAAAATGACAATTTTATTGATTGTAGTAACCGTTTTTATTCGTTATGGAATTATCATTAATATTTTAAAAAATAAATTATTTTTGTAATAAAAAGTTTAATGGATTATTTGCTATTTGTTGTATTTATTATTGTCATACTATTTATTCTTATCATTGTTTATTTAAACACCGAATCATGTGATAATGAATGTGAAGAAAAAGAGTTAGTTGTTCTTTCAACCCATATCCCACAAGTTTATACACCAGGATGTAGTTATGGTGTTGACCCAACAAAGCCAGATTCTGAAGCTACACTACCTGCTAAATTTTTAGAGAGATGCACACAACCATTACCTGATAGTGTTGCTGATTTAAGAGGAACTTGGTTAAATGAAGAAACTGGTGTAATTCAACAAATTGAACAATGTGGTTTAAGAATTATCATCACTGGAGATGGTGTTGTTCATGATGTTTTCCTTGCTGATGGTACACTTAGAAATGGTGTTCATGATGTTAACTTTGAGACTTGTGATGAAATTTTTTCTGCCGGTGTATTTAATAAAGAAAAATCATCTTTTAGTTTCTACACAGAGGATTATTATGAAGGTTTAGCACCTGTTGTTGTTAGAACAAGAATTGATGCTAAAACTCTTGAGTTGAATTATGCCGGTAACATTTCTAGATTAACTAAAATTGATTAAATTCACATAAATGTATAACGAATATACATGTAGAAATTATGAGAAGATAAATAAAATTACTGGAAAATGTTATAAATTAAGTTTATATATTTCTAAAAAACTATTTTTATCAACGAAAAGAACAATATTTTTTATCTGAATATGATTTTGGTAATTATACAGTTTCTCAAATTAGATATGTTCATACAAAAATTTTAACATGTGGGATGTATTAATTAAACTTTAAGAAGATAATAGTTATTCCAGTATTCCTGAGGTTGTCCATTAAAAAATGAAAAAATATCATTCGATATTTTTAAAATGTCTTTTGTAATTTATGTTGCATCTACTAACAAAGCTAAATTAGATTCAGTACACGAAAGTTTTCGAAGACATTTCAATGAAAAAATAAATATTATTGGTATTGATGTTGAATCTGATGTACCAAATCAACCTATTGATGCAGAATGTTTATTGGGTTGTACTAATAGAAAAAATAACTTGGTAAAACATTTAAATGACAACAATCTATATTATGATTTTATTATTTCCATTGAAAATGGTGTTGTTAAAAACTATATGTATAAGTATGATGATACAGAAACATATGATTTTTGTGAAGTTCTTATGTTTGACAATAAGGGTACAAAATATCATGGTAATGGTGGTAAAACTTTATTTCCAAGTAGATTTTATGATCAATCAGTTGAAAGTGAACAAGAAATAACATGTGGTTATTTCATTGAACAATATTATAAAATTAAAACTGGTTCGTGGCATGAACATTTTAATAACCGGAAACAAAATAGATGTGAAATTATTACATGTTTGTTGGAAAGACTTATACATTCATATAAAAATAATAAATTTACAATGAATGATTGTGTTTACAGATAAATATCAAATTTGATATTTATGGAATTTTAGATTTTTGTTCTTCTATAACATATATATTTTTATATTGTAAATATTTAAGAAGTTTATAGTGTTTAAATTTTATACAACAATCAACAATTTTTCCAGACATTTTAGTGCTAAATCTAGGTATTTCAACACCATTATTTAATATTATTTTAACAATTTTAAAATTACCAAGTTTACATACTTCTAATAAAAAGAATATATCTAGAATATTATCATCCAAATTTGTCAATAATAAATGTCTTAACATTTGTATACGATTATATTTTATTATTAATGATATTATGTCACCTCTTTCATAACCATCACATAAATGAAATAAACATTTTAATACTTTAATGTTATTTACTTCACATGAAAGTTTTAATAATTTCATATGATTAACATCTACACTATTTTTACGACATTCTCTTATTATTTTTAGCAATAATTGTATCTTCTATCATTTATGTCAATATTATTCTGTTATTTTTCAATAAATTCACATTATTAACATATCTAGATAAATTGAAAAATAACTGTAAATATAGTTATTTAAAATGAGAAACATCATATTAGATATGGATGGAACATTACTAGATCATTATTCAAATGATTACAACAAAGTTACAATTGTAGCAAGACCATATTTATCATATTTTTTTAAATATTTATTTGATAATTATGATAATGTATCTATATGGACTAATGGTAGTTTAGAATGGTATTCACATTGTTACAGAGAAATATTAAGTAGTTATATACCCGATAATAAAAGCTTTGATTTTGTAGTAACATTTGATGATAATTTAATATCATGTAAATTGACAAGTCCTAAAAAATTACAAATAATATATGATATACATTCAAAATATAATGAAACAAATACTATATTAATAGATGATAGTAAACACACATTGACATGTGATTTAAAAAATAGTATTTTAATACCAAGTTATATATGTTATCCAGAATTATATTTTGATGAAGATGAAATTGATGATGATGAAGAATTACTTAATATTGTAAATATATTAAAAGTATCCAATAGAATATAAATTAGATGTAATAAAAGTATCCAATAGAATATAAATTAGATGTAATAAAAGTATCCAATAGAATATAAATAAAAATTTTTATTTATTTTAATAAAATGGGTAATAATAGATCACAACCACAATCTCAAAGTTATTACGGATTCAACCTATCATCCTTTAACTACATGCCTCAAAATGTTGACAGAAGAAAAATAATGCAAACTCTAAACACTATTGTAAATGATGATACAAAGAATAATATATCTGTTGATTTTACTGTAGGAAATTTTAAAAATAAAAATACACAATATATGGAACTTTTATACCCAGATCCCAAAACTAATAATTTTTATGTATATTCACCTACAAATTCAGAAGGTTTATTATTTACATCTTTATTGTCAAATTTAGATCTGACTAATGAAAATGTATTAGAAAATGGTTTAAGAGTTTATATGTGGGATACTGCGATTATATCCGAAAGTGTAGTACCAACTGAAGAATTTGAAAAAACTAAATACGTTCCTTATAATAATGACATAAATAATATAAAATGTGCTTTAGATTTAAAGGCTACTGTTTCTATGGATACACCCCCAAATTATGAAGTTATGAATATTACCCGATCAAATAATTACATTTGGTATCCTGGTACTATTGTTTATTGCTTAGTTGATGGAAATTCAAATTCTATTTATGCAATGCAATCTTTAAATAATACAAATACTGGTTCTACACCATTATCTGCATACAATGCCGAATATGTATCTAAACTTATTGAATTACCTACAGGTTGGAAATTTTTATGTTGTCAACTTTCAAATGAACAAACACTTGTTATATATTCTTCATCTAAGAAGACCGCTAATTTAGTCATTGATTCATTATCAAATTCTTATCAATATGTTGATCCTGAATATAATGAATTTTTATATAATAATTTTATATCCAGTACTAATTAATTTTTAAGTAGAAATTCTAATTAAATGTAATAAATTTATTACATTCGTTCTACAGACCGATTTTTATTTTAGAAAAATGTGAAAAATGCAAAAAAATTACTTTGAAAAATGACATTTTTAGCACTTTTTTAAAATAAATCATGTCTGTATCTTCGAGGGTCAAAATAAAAAAGTGCTTAAAAATGACGTCTCCAATAACTATTCAGAGTGAATTTTTGAATTCTATTTTTATTGAAGACGTGTCTTTTCAACGTAAAAAATATTTTTTATACCATGAAATATAAATTTCAAATGAAAATATTAATTAAATGTAATAAATTTGTTATATCAAGGTACTAGACCGATTTTTATTTTAGAAAACTATGAAAAATATAAAAAATTACTTTGATTTTTAGCGAAAATCCCTTATTTTCAAAATAAATCATGTCTGTATCTTCGAGGGTCAAACGTAAAAAGTGCTTAAAAATGACGTCTCCAATAACTATTCAGAGTGAATTTTTGAATCTTAAAAATACGAAAATGTAAAAAAGTGATATTTTACATATTTTTTTGACTAAAATCATGATCAAAACAAGTGAAAATAATTCATTGAATCATAAACTTTTATCTAACATTGAAGGTAACAAAATATTAGATTATATGCTTAGAACTAGAATAGACGAAAAACACATACCACAATTGTTTAATGGTAAAATAATTTTCATTAGTTATTCTAGTTTTCAACAAAACAATTATATTCTATCAAAATATATTAGACGATATGTATTACAGAATATTAAAACTGATGAAATAAATGCCATTGGTGGTGAAAGTTATTTATATATGAAAAAGTGTCGTTTGTATACAAATTCTGAAAGTATAATTGATGATGCAGGATACAATTGTTACAAAGATAACAAATTAATTGATTATAACTCAGATACAATTGATCTATTATCGTCAGATACTGTAATCAATTTATCTAAGTTGAATGTGAACCTAATTAAACAAATTAATGAAAGTAGTTCTAATAGATTGATTATAATTAACTGTCACCATGATGATTTTTGGAAGAAATCTAAGAAATTAACTAATTATAAATTGATTAAGCGTAAGAAGTTTATTGATGATAAAAGGGGTTATTTCATAACTGTTAATATATTCATCAGAAAATCATTTGTTTCATTGGGTTCATCATGTGCAGTTACATATCAACTTAACAAATTGAAACTTAGAAATGTATCATATCCATTTGATTGGATGAACATAAAGATTACAAAGTTAATAGAAGTATTTAAATCTAAATTTAAGGATTATACTGAATTTAATACACCTAAATATTTAGAAAATCATAATAGTTATACTGTTAAGAATAGTTATGGTTATTTTGCACATGAAATCTTTAAAGAGAATGAAGTATCACATTTTATTGAAAGATTGAATGTTAGAATTCCTAGATTATATTCTATTAAGAATCCTATATTTGTTAGATTAGAAACTTATAAATTTAAGAATAAAGTGACATATAGAAAATATTGGATTGAATTATGTTCATTGTTAAATGAGGTATATGATGGTAATTATAAGATTATATTGATAAGTCAAATAAACCCAGAACTTAATAAAATTAAATGGTATGAATATGAATCATTTAATGAAGACTGGAGGAATGATGAATTGGATTGGTCTAAATACTTATATTAAAATAGTGGGAAAAGTGATAAATTTATCACTTTTATTGTAAAAATGTCTAATATAATATATGAAAAAATTGATGTTGAAGATGTACATAAGCATGGTAGAGAGAAATACAATTCGAATAATCATAAGCCTAAACCTGATGATTATTATGATAAATTAGAAATGGGAAATACTAAAAATTGGATTGATATATTTCATGATGATTATGAAACTGTAACAATAGATGACGAAAAAGAAATAAAATGGATGTTAGATTCTCAGTATATATCTATAATGAATTGTAAATTTTCACAATTATTTGAAGATGAGATGGAACAATTCCTTGAAAAATATAATGTTCAATTTGATATACCAAAATTTATCAGATTTGAAAATGTAAGTTTAAAGTGTGGACAACATGGTGTTGGACCATATAAATCTATGAAAGAAATTATAGAATCACTAGTTTCATGTTCTTTGGAACATACACCATTATATAGAGAAACTAAAAAGTTAACTATATATGTATTACCATGGAAAGATATTCATATAAAAGATGAATTTCGTGTATTTGTATACAATAATAAAATTACATGTATTTCACAACAAGATCCATATAATAAATATGATCAATTTACACAAGTATATATTGAATTGATATCAAATATTATAACTGGATATTTTAATAATAAAATTAAAGATAAGTTTACACATATTAATTCTTATTCATATGATTTCTATGTTGATCCAATTACAAGGAACCCATATTTTATTGAGATGAATACATTTGGAACACATTATTCTGCTGGTTCAAGTTTATTTCATTGGATTTTAAATGAAGATAAGTTATATTCAGATGGTTCCACTGTATGTTTTAGATACATATAAATATCAAATTTGATATTTATTCATAAAAGATTAAAAGTAAATCATCAGCATATCTAAGTAAATTAATTGCTTCGTCATCAGTTTGTATCTTAATTAATTTTTTTAATTGATCCATAATATTTATTCTTCCACGTCCGACACTTTTATTGATAATAAAAATTTCATTGTCTAATAAATAAAATACCCGTTCCTTTATTTCACTGAATAATTCATTAAAAATTCTTAAGTACACATCAAGTAAATGTTCATTTTTTACATGTCTATTAAATTCTACTATATCTTCAATCATCATATTTATATGTTTAGATACATCTATTACACTTTGTTGTGCAGTATTTAAATCTTCATAATCATATTCGATCTCAATTTCATATTCAAATAAATTAGTATTGTTATTCTTTAAACTATCAGATATATAATATGAAGGTTTTCCACCCATGTAACGTAATTGTAAATTATCATATTTTATATTTAATTGTTTATCCATTTTTTGTGAATCATGTAATGGTACTAATATTGTTTTGTTATCTTTTACTATAAATCCCATGGGTTGATTAAAATTAGGTGCTGGTATGTTATTAGTTGGTTGACTAAAAATATTAGTTGGTGAAATATTAAAATTATTAGTTGGTGAATTAGGTGTATTAAAATTATTAGTTGGTGAATTAGGTGTATTAAAATTATTAGTTGGTGAATTAGGTGCATTAAAATTATTAGTTGGTGAATTAGGTGTATTAAAACTATTAGTTGGTGAATTAGGTGTATTAAAACTATTAGTTGGTGAATTAGGTGTATTAAAACTATTAGTTGGTGAATTAGGTGTATTAAAACTAT